ATGGACGCTAACGAGATGGACGCCGACGAGCAAACCTACGGAGTCGATAGCGCGCTCTACGCTGCCACACGACTGCCACCATCTGACGTCGATGCTGAGCAAGCGCTTCTGGGGGCACTGCTCGTGGATTCGCGGCCGCTCGCTACCGTAGTCGAAGATGTCCCGGATGACTTCTTCTACGGGCCGGCGAACCAGTATATCTTCGAGGCCGCTCGGCACATGATGCGCGGCGACACGAAGATCGACCCCGTCGCGCTGCGCGACAAATTGGCCTCGCTTGACTCTCTGGACAAAGTAGGTGGTTCGCCCTACCTGATGACGCTATTCGATGCCATGCCGACAGCCACAAACTGGGAGTACTACTTCCAGCTCGTCGAGGCCGCATGGGTGCGCAGAAAGCTCATTGCGGCATGTAACCAAATCATGGGCCAGTGCCACAGCAACGAGCGCGACCCTGACCTCTCCCCGTTGGAAGCTGCCGAAGAGATCAAGGCGGACATGCTGCACGAATTGCTCGGCATTCGCGTTGGCGAAGGTCGCGCCAAAACGACCGACGTGGCGACGGTCCTGCGTACGACCATGCGCCATGTGGACGCGGCGAGCAAAGGCGACCTACCGCCGAGTCTTTCCACAGGATTTGACGACGTGGACGACTTCCTGCCCTCAGGTGGGCTCATGCGGCGATGGGTCTACGTGTTGGGCGGACGGACCAGCATGGGCAAGACATCCTTCTGCGAAGCAATCGTGCGAAATGTGCTGGCAGCTAAGCCCGAGACCAAAGTGCTCATGTTCACTTTGGAAACCGGCAGCCTCCAGTTCGGCGCCAACATCATCGCCGAGTCCGCGTGTGTTTCGACTGACGCGTTATTGCGCGGCGACCTCACCGAGGAAGGTTGGACGGGCGTAATCGAGGCTATCGAGCAACTTCGCGCGACCAACCTGCATGTAAACGAGAGCACGAAACTCACACCCGCGACCCTGCTTGCAGAAGCGCGGGCGACCAAGCTGCAAGCGGACGGACTCGACCTTGTGGTTATAGACTACCTTCAACGGATTCGGGCGAAGGGCCGGAGCCGCGAGGAGGAGGTTGCGGCTGCCAGCGATATCTGTACCGTGCTGGCGAAAGACCTCGACGTGCCCGTGGTTGTCGCCGCACAATTGAGTCGCGGGGCGTTGGACAGAAAAGATCACATTCCCACCCTAAGCGATCTCAGGTATTCCGGTGCAATCGAGCAAGACGCGGACGTGGTGATGCTGCTGCACCGTCCTGGATACTACGATGATAAAGAGGACATGCACAAGGCTCAGTTGTTCTTGGCGAAAAATCGCAACGGCATGGTCGGGGTCATACCACTACGTTGGGACGGCCCGACAAAGCGTTTTGAGAACCTGCACGGCCCCGCCGGAGAGTATGACGCGTATCGCGACGGGCCGCGCGACCCCATTCCCCAGACTCCCGAATCACCGCCTGACAACCGGGCAGGGAGAGAAACCGAATGAGCACAGTCAACAAGGAACGCGCCCGGCGATTGTACCGCTGGCTTGACATCATCCGCACCTACTGCGGGCGAAATAGGATCACTCTCAGGGCAATCGCCAACGGCTGGCAGTTCAAGCGGGCGGGCATTTGCGTGAACTGGTGGCCCAAACCCAACACCGTGTTCGTCCAACGTGGGCCGCATGGCGAACACTACATGCCCCTCGACGACGCTGGCCCACGTCCCCGGGTCTTGCGATGCCTGCGCGAATTGATGGGCGACGTGTGCCCCGTGTGTGGAGAGACCGTAACCTGCAAGGAACTGACCGACGACGGCAGGATGGTCGGCTCCTGCGGCGATGTCTTCGACCGCGATCTGTGGAATGCCTGCCACGAGTGCGACGGACAGCACAGTCCACTTGAGCCGTGTCCCTACAAGCTTCGCCAGGTGAACCTGAGCGTGGGCTACGATGCTGGCTTCGACGACCTTGACACCCCACACTTTATGCCCCATGACCCGGAGGAATAGCAACATGGATCGAGTAGAAGCATTTGAGCAGATCGTCGCCCACTACGGAGCCGTTGAGCTTGACCAACTCGTGGAGCTTAGGACGGACGAGCCGACGCCCAAGGCACTAATTGTCGCGCCCTATCTGCTCGTGGAAACAGGCAGGGCCGGCGCGCGGGTCTGGTACTACTCATTTCCCGATATCTGCCTGGCCCTCCAGTATGCCGCGGCACGGGCCAAGGACGACGAGTGGGGGTTCGCGGCCCTTTACGACCTGGATACGGGCGAGGAGATACCCGTTGCGTTCGCGGCCGAGCGGGTGCAGGAATTGGAGGTACTGGTCGAAGGCGAAGTGCCTGAGCGCGGCGTCATGGAGTCAGGCGACACCGCGCTGGCAGTTGCGGCGCGGCGCTCTATGAAAGCGGGCCATCCCATCGCTATCGACTTTGAGTTTACGAGCAAGGAAGCGGTGGCGTTCATGGGGTGCAGCAATCCGCCGCCAGTGCCTCTCGAGGAGCAGACGTGGCGAGTGGTCATTGAGGCTCGCGTCATGGGGTGGCTGTAATGAGCGAACGCAAGACGGCATGGGACATGATGCCCGCCGCCGACCGAGCCGCCCTTGAGGCGGACATGCGCAGGCGAGGCCAAGTGGTCGTGCCCGCAGTCTGCGCGGCCGCGGTCGCGGGCCTGCCCAAGCGGACCAAGTTTGGAGCGGTCAAGCACACTGAGGACGGTTTCACATTCGACTCCGGGCTTGAGTGGCAGCGCTACCAATTTCTCAAGGCGCAGGAGTACGTGATCCACATCGACGTGCATCCCATCGTGACCATCGACGCGGGCAAGCACGGGCGGGTCAGTCTGGACTTCGGGGTATGGACAAAAGGCGAGCACGGCCCCCAACTGCACTATTCGGAGGTCAAGTCATGGGCGTACTTTAGCAACAAGCCGGGCAAGCGAATTCGCAAGACGGAGTTCATGCGCGTGTGGCAGTTGTTTGACAACGCACATCCCTGCTCGCCGTTACACGTCGTCTCGCGGCAGTCTTCCAAAGGCCCGTGGCTCATAAAGTGCAGGGGTTTCCCCGATACCGAAACCGCCGAGACCAACGTCCCCGAGAAAGGAGAGTGGCGGTGACTGACAAGCGCACCTATCCCATACGCGCCTGGGCGCTGGCACACTGGAACAAACGCTACGAATGGGTCGACGAAGGCGGCGGCCTCGGGTGTTGGGAAGTGCGGCCCGGCATCTGCCGCGGCGGAGTACTTCTGGAGAACGTGGCTTGCGACGGGCACCGCGCAGGCGCAGACGTGTGGACGATCCGCGACGAGTTCGTGGGCCGCCTCTGCCGATTCTACAAGCGCCGTCTGGCGCTGGAGGAGCCGAACCTATGAGCTTCCACGTCCCTGAGAAACAGCGCGTCCGCACTGGCCCGCTCGCGTCGCCGAAGCGCGCGGGCAACCATGGAGCGTTCACCCTGACACACGGCGCCGTCTGCTTCACGATCATCGCGTCCGACGGCATGGGTTGGGAGCACGTCTCGGTCCATGTGGTGGGCGAGGCCCGCTGCCCGACGTGGACAGAGATGTGCTGGATCAAACGGCAGTTCTGGAACGCCGAGGATACGGTGGTTCAATTCCACCCCGCCAAGTCGCTCCAGATCAATGTTCACGAGTTCACCTTGCACCTGTGGCGCTGCACGTGCGCGCCGCAGCCGACCCCACACCCTTCCCTAGTCTGAGGAGACCCGCATGATCGAAATCGAAATCGGATGGCGGCTGATGGCGACCCTGATCGTCGGCGGCCTTATCTGGCTTGGACATACCAAGGATAACGCTAAGGCGAGCGACTCAGCCCCGCACGACTGTAGTATGAACTGAGGACCGCACAATGACGACATACGTGATTCCGCTCACCATCGACCGCGAGGACATACTCGCCGTCCTGCGCGTTTCCGTTGAGTATCGTCCAGGCGACCCAGCCCGGACAACCGGTCCGCCCGAACTCTGCTACCCCGCGGGGCCTGCGGAGTGGGATATCGTAGACGTGGTAGAGTGGATCGAAGCGACTTGGTTTTCGGCCGAGGGCAAGCCAATCCTGTCACTGTCCAACGTGCGCGAAGGCGGCTGGTTTCGCGACCTGCTGTTCTTCTGGACGCCGTGGGCTGGGCTATGCGGCACGCTCGTGGATACCGACCCTATATCCCGTCTGCTACCGACCCGCGCTCGGCTTTGGCTTGCCCGCCAGTCTCTTGGCGAAGCGCCAAACTTCCTTCAATGTATGGGGGAGTTGCTGGTGCAGACCATGACGCAGGCAGAATGGCGTGCGACCGAGGAGGCCGTAGACTATGAGGTGGCCCGCGCGCAGCAATGTTGACCCAGAGTAAATGACCCCCACTCTCACTACCGGAGGAACCGTGACATGGCATTGACCACGGTAGACGAACAGACGCGAAACGTGACCCATGCCCATCCTATCGTTTGGGCAAAGGGCCGGCGGCTCGTGGATGGCACGGGCCGCAAAGTGACCGAATGGAGCCCTGGCGAAAACGTGTGGCGGGGCCAGGACGAAGTCGCAAAATATGCGGGCCGCCCTGCGTACAAAGCCGGCTGGTCCCTGTATGTTCGGAAACCCAGCGCCCTCAAACTGATGCCAAACTCGCGTTGCATCCGCGTCGCCGTGGACGACGTGGTGGCGTCGGGACAGGACATGGACGTGCCGACCATTGTAGCGCGACGAGTGACGATCAGCCCGCGGTGCTACACCGCGACCGTGGAGGCCATCGACGATCTTTCGGGGCCTGAGCGATTGCTCCAGGCGGTCTACGGCCCGGCGAAACGCCGGTCGGGGACGAAACTCAACGGGGCCTTGCAACGTGCCCTGTGCATCGCCATTGAACTGCACATGGAATTCTACCCCGACGACATTGAACGAATTTACGATACCCAGGGAGGCCAGTACTGGCTCCACATGGAGCAGGTCTATCGCTATGCCATCAGGGAGGGCAATCTCAGCGCAGCGCGCAGTGTTGAAGCGTGTTGCGGCCGGACGCCGTTCCTTTGGCAGAAGAAGCGATTGTACGTCGGATCGCAATTCGAGTGGGAGGGCATGGTCTGCGATGTGACGAGTTTCGCCGACTTCATGGACGGCAGCGGTTGGCTCGTCGCGTGCGGTGGGTATAGTTCGGATGTCCCGTATCACCGCAAGCCTGACGAGCGCGGGAAGCGGCAGTTCAAGATCACCGTGCAGGAGTTGCGGGTTGCGCAGAAGGAGGCCCCCGATGCCAACGCCTAGAATCGACTGGGCCGCGCGCCGAGCGCAGTGGAAGCGATGCCCGTTCTGCGGGGCGAGTGACATCAAGATTGATCTGCTCGAGTTCTACCGAGACGTGCGGAGCAAATGGATGACCAAGTTTCATTGTTCTACCTGCCACTGGGGTACATGGGTATTCCGCAAGACGGAGGCCGGCGCGACCAAGGCCCTGCTCCGCAAGCTGTTGGAGGTCCGCGGCCGATTCTGGCTCGGGCTATCCGCGAGCGACTACCGCGCGATCACGACCGACTGGGAGGCGACGAATCGTTGGCGGGTCGACTTGATCGAGAAGGAGGATCAAAAAGTGCTGTCGCATTGTGAGAAGGTGTTCCTGCGCAAGCTAAACCGGCTCGCGGACGCGCAGATTGACTTGTACGGCATAACCTACCTGGACACGGAATATGTCGCCTCTCTACAGGAGCCCCCCCCCAATGAGTAGCCCCACGGTGACGATCCCCTGCGACATCCTCGAGACCCTGATCGAGGCCGCAAAACTGGAAATGGAGGCGATGAACCTGTACGACGAGGATAAGGCCGACGCCGCCATACTGGATCTGGCGATTGATGCCGCGAACGAACTGTTCGCCAACGCACTTAAACAGGAGGTCCTCGATGCCTGACGAACCGACAGCCGAGGACCTGGCCCGCGCAGAGACGGACGACCCAGACGAACCGGACGACGCCCTGGGCGCGACCGATACCCCCAGGAGCATCGCGCGAGACAGTTGGCGGCAGGGCCACCCCGCGCGTATGGCATCCTCCGCGCCAGTGCGCAGCTCCATGACGCACTACCTGGAGGAGACGGACCCCGACCTCGTCTCGGTCCGCAACCCGAATGGCACGACCTATGTGGAGGATCTGCTGCGTAGTGATGATCGGCGGGCGGGCAACGCGGACGATCCTGTAGAGGCGCGGAGCCCCGCTCAGGATCGCGGGCATACTGATCCGCACGACCACGGCACGGAGCAGGTGGTGATGGAACAGGTGTCTACGGAGTGCGAGATATGCCACAGGATGTTCACCTACGAACGCCCCGCGTCCCGCCAGACCCGCCGAGTGAAACGCTGGTGTCCCAGATGCAAAAAGATCCGCAACAGCCAACTCATTCTCCAACACAAGGCACAAAGGAAGGCGAAGTATGCCTGAGTACAAGATTGCCAATGCCCCGATTGATATTCCGAGCAACCGCGTGTTGGCCCTATTGGCGCGTGCCCCCGTAGGTCACGATAACGCGGTAGAGTATGTCCCCGTGATAGCAGAGCCGATCACCGTGGCCCCAGATTGGTCGCTCTCAGACCGCCCGGCAGTGCCGTTCGCGTGGGTCGTACATAGGCCAATGATGGGGGAGGCTACGTTCCAAGAAGACTACGGATGGGTCGTGGCAGACGCGTACACTGGTTATAGGTTAGCGAGCGATTCTCGGAAGAAGGCCACGCGTGCAGGGGTTTTGGCGAGAGCACGCAGCACGCTGTGTAGGATTGGTCAAGCCAACGTGCGCAGCGGCGTGCTTGAATGCCAACCAGCCCCGTATCATTTGCTCGAAAGACCCCCCGCCAGCCTTGCAGTCACACAGGAGGCGTGGCGACGGTTTTGGGCGCTGCACCACCGGCATGTGGCGAAGTCGCCCCCTACGTGGAAGGAGGTGTCGGATGCCTGAGCACAAGATCGGATGGTTGAATATCCCTGGCTACACACCCGTGACCTGGAACCCCATCACGGGTTGCACGCCTGCCAGCGAGGGCTGCGCTCACTGCTACGCGAAGCGCATGGCGCAACGGTTGGCGGGGCGATACGGGTATCCGAAGGACGAGCCCTTCCGCCCCGGCACGGTTCACTTGGACAAGCTCAGCGAGCCCCTGCACTGGCGCAAGCAGCGTGCGGTGTTCGTGTGCAGCATGGGCGACCTGTTTCACGAGGACGTGGCTTTCAGTGCTATCGACCGCGTGGTCGGGACAATGGCCCAATGCCCGCAACACATCTTCATGCTCCTCACTAAACGCCCCCTGCGCATGGAGGCCTATATCTCCGACCTGCAATCCGTAGAGGGCGCACTACGATTTGAGAATCAGCTTTCGTACCCAATGCGCCTGCACAAGGCCGCGATGGCGTTCCGTCGTGGGGAATTCCTGCCGAACGCGTGGCTCGGCGTGACGGTCGAAAACCAAGACCAGGACTGGCGGGTTCGCGAGCTGCTACGCATCCCCGCGGCCGTGCGGTTCGCGAGCGTGGAGCCATGTTTGAGCTTCGTGAATGTGGAACGGTATGCCCCCACGTATAGTTGTCACGACTGTGGATATGTTGGAAACGATATAGGCGCCGAAACTGATCCCGAAGTCGACGAGGTGAAATGCCCCCGTTGTGGCACCTCTGAGGATGGAGCGTTTGGTTTCGCAAATTGTGACGAAACGCCACGACTTGATTGGCTGATCGCGGGCGCAGAAAGTGGCCCCGGCGCGCGGCCGATGGACCCCGAGTGGGTGCGAAGTCTCCGCGACCAGTGCGTCGCCGCTGGCACTCCCTACTTTTTCAAGTCCTGGGGCAAGCACGTCCCCAAAGACCAGACACAGCACACGCTCGACGGCGAGACGTGGCGCCAGTGGCCCACAGAAGGAGGAACCCCATGTGCATGAAGCTGACGGCCCTGGCCCGCGAGCACCCCGACCTCGCGCGGAGCATGGTGAAAGGGATACGCGATATCGTCTGTCGCGAGCTCGTTGATCTGAAGGGCAGGCTCACCGCGAACGTGTGGTACTACCCCGGCCCCGACGAGGACCGCGAGTGGCGCGGCCCACACGTACGGGCGATGTGCGAGGCCGTGGCAGCGGCGGTCACCGCGAAACTGGACGAACTTGAGGCGGAGATTCTAGAGGAGACACCCGATGACCAGATGTGACTACTGCGGCGCACGGTTCGTGGGCAAGTTCTGTGATGGCGAGGAGTGCGCCGGTTCTGAGCGCGGCGCGCTCGCACGCATCGGCGTATGGCGCGTACTGGAATTGGCCCGACTGCTATCTGAACGGGGCTCGTACCCGTGGTCCCAAGACGGCGTAAAGCAGGCATTGGCGGCGTTGATGTGTCGGTATGCTAAGGCAATGCCAATCAAGGCCAACATGGCCTTTGATGTGTGGCACAAACAATTTCGCCAGACGGACGTAGTGGAGGTGCCCGGGCTCAATCACGTCATCTGGTTGCTCCTGGGCGCTTGCAAGGACTTCAGCAAGTTGTTTCGTGCTGTGGCTGCTGCGCGGAAGCGGCAGCCTGTGGAAATCTTCTGAGAGGAAACCCCGATGGTGACTGAGACGAAACCGCAGTTCGAGACCGAGGACGGGCAGACGTTTGACACCGAGTTGAAGGCCACGCAACACGAGGAGGTTCAGCGCATCACGGCGGAGTACGAGAGCGCCAGGAAACACTATGATCGGATGCTGCTGGCGACCCAGCGCACCGCGGACGGGCAGCCGTTCGACATCACAAACAGCCGGACCTTCTACTACGTGCAGGGCATCCACAGCCCTTGGGTGGTCGAGGTTGATCTGTCTTGGTGGACGGACCTGTCCGTGGACGAGAAGGACTGCGCCAGCATCCGCACGGTGACTCAAAATGTCCATAGCCCGTACGACACGGAGGTCAAGTACTACAAGATCGGCGACTTGTACGCGAGCCGGGCCGCTGCTGTAGTCGCGTGCGCGGACAGGCTGGACGAGTCGGCGGTGGAGATGCAAGAGAGCGCCGCGAAGCTGAGAGGGGAGGAGTCCTGATGCCAGCGTACAACTTCATGGATGAGTTCGCGGCGGCCGTAGCGAGTGGCGAGAAGCCGCAGACGATCCGCCGCAAGCGCAAGCGGCCCACGGTCCCCGGCGACATGCTGTCACTCTACACGGGGCAGCGGACGCCCGCGTGTCGGCTGCTGCTCCGCGTCCCGTGCGCGGCTGTGACGCCGATCACGATTGACCCATGGGGTGTCCAGCTCGAGCGCAAGGCGCTGCGCTATCGGAGGGGCTATCTCCCCTATGAGGATGCCAATGAGTTCATTCACCGCGACGGCTTCAGTACATGGTCAGAGTTGCTTGTGTTCTTCCGCGACCGCTACGGCCTGCCGACCCGCGGCCTAGAGTTGGTCGAGTGGAAGCCAGAGGACAGAGAGGAGGCACCCGATGAAGCCTAAACATCAAGTGCCTGGCTTGACATGCAGACATCCTGACCGCGACAGTCCCAAACTGCTATGTGGGCACCCGCTGCCGTGCCCGTGGCATACCGCAGTGATTGACACCACCGCGATGCCGCCTACCGTAACCATTCCGGTAACGTCGATGGCGATGGCACACCGTGCCAAACTTGGTGATGTAGCAGCGGCACTGTTATCTGAGGAGGCACCCGATGCCTGAACCTGAAACCGACACGTGCGTATTCGTCAGAGTGGCCCTCCGCGGCGGCAGTGCCTACGTGCAACGATTGTCAGACCTGCACCAGGCCATTGATGGCGAGCTTTCCGGGTTGGAGATTGGCGAGGAAGTGACGATCACGTTGAAACTGGTCACGATGCCCCAGGCAGAATACGACAACCTACCTGATTTCCCAGGACACTGAAAGGAGGCCCCCGATGACCGAGGCGCGAGGTAAGAATTGGGTTCCCGGGCCGCGAGCGTTACGCGCCGTGCTGCTAGAAGCCGAGTTGGCATGGCACGCCAGGATAAGGGCGCTGCTGCCTGTGAGACAGTCTGTGTGGTGGAGCCGCGGCCGATATAATGTGCGCGGCATAGTGCTTGAGGTCCAGGGGGACAGGGTGCGTGTTCGTTCTAGTGTGGGGCACGAACACGAGTACTGGGTTTCAGTGGACTCGTTTCTGTGGTACGACCGTGAGGAGGACAGCAATGACCAAGGCGATTGACTACACCGCGAAGCTGTTGGCGCGGAAGTGTCCGAAGTGCGGCGGGCGACCGACCCCTGTATTCTCAAGCCTTAGCCGGAACAATTGGAAGTACTGCGCGGTCTGGGAATGCAGCCGATGCTTTTTCCGCCTGTGCTCGCGCAGGCCTGACTACCGCACACAAGGCGGCGCGGTGCGGTGGGTTTTGCGGACTCTAGACGAGATCGAGGCCGGCCGCGCGGCGCTGCGCGGCGGGTGGGTCAGCGTAAAGGATCGGCTGCCGAAGATGCCGCCTACCCTTGTCCGCAAACGATGGCTCGTGACGGACGGGAAGGAAATGTGGCTCGAATCCTCGAGACCCTGCTACTGGAACATCGAAGGCGACCGATGCGAACACATCACGCATTGGCAGGAACTGTCCGCACTGCCGGGAGAGGAGTAGCCATGTCTGGGCAGATACCCAGGCGAGACGACGAGACCCACTATCGGCGCGAGGCCGCGCGCGAACAGGCATTCGAGCGGCGACAGAGTGCATTGCACGCCGGCCTCCCGAGGCGCATGGACATCATACGCCGTGTGAAAGCGGGCGAGCTATCATGGGACGAAACCCGTCGCCAGATCAAGTCCGGATTCAAACCAAAGGAGTAGCGATGCCGATTCAGTATGACCCCACGCTGCACCGCTGCACCGCGGTCTGCGATGAATGCGGGATTCAGAATACGCAGGAGGGGTTTCCGTTCATGTGCGATACCACACGCGTTGCGCTAGAGGCGGGCTGGTACATCACCGACCGCGTGCTCTGCCCCGAGTACGCGAACAAACCCAAACCCGAGGAGGAGACCATGCCGAGTGAATCGACCGAGACCCCCGATTGGGCGGTGCCGGGGGAGTTTGACAAGTGGCGCAACGGTAGGACCAGTACGCCGCGCGTAGACCCTAACCGATTCGGCCCGCACGACTATGGCCCATCGCCGTGGTTGCAGGGCTGTGCCTATGGCTGTGGCTGTTGTCTTTGGTTGGGGTCGTGCGAACCTGGCTCTGTTCATCCCGATGGCATGTGCCCGAACAACCCGCTACCCAAACCCGAGGAGACTGCCGTGACTGAGGAACTATTTTCCAAGCATCCGACGAAGACAGGCACGTACCTCTCCCGCGTGCTGAGCATGGGTGATATACACGAGGTGATTGTCTGGCGCTGTGAGGACATGCTGCGGTTCGCGCCAGATGTGAGTGGCGAGGCGCAGTGGGTAGGCCAAGCCAGCCAACATCGCCTCTGGTCCCGCGAGCCGCTGCAAGTCGCCGCGCCGAAGGCGACGGGCACGAAGACGAAACTGGTCCTGAAGAGGCCGACCGTGCCCGGCGTGTACCTGAGCACCGTTGAGGGTGGCCCCGAGCATCCGGTGGTCGTGTGGGAATGGGGCGGTGGGCTGCGATTCGCCCCGGATTGTGAAATGTCATCGTGGATAAGTGAGGCCGAGTCCACCCGCCTCTGGTCGCGCGCTCCCCTGCCCGTGGGCGAGCCGCGGGAGCCGAACTGCTACACGCACGACCTGCCGACGGAGGCGGAATGCTACGGGACGAAAACCTGCGTAGGAGGCAAAGCGGAATTGGTGATTGTGTATAGAGCCGGGGCGAGCCTGTGTTTTGTGTGTTTGTATTCGGGAGAGGGAAAACCCCAGGCTGTTGCCTGCGATACGGGTCGCCTCTGGACGAAGCGCCCCATCGCGACGCTCGCGGACCTCGACGGCATCGAGGAGGAGCCCGCGCCCGACCCCGTCGCGGAGTTCAAGGCCAGCGTGACCGAGCCGTTCGCGGCGCGGATAATGGAGGGCGGAGGATGGGTTGCGGTTGCCCCGCTCCAGAACGGTGAGGGCCGCGCATTTGCGGCGACAGACGAGGAGCGTGCCATCATCCTCTGCGCGGCCCTCAACAAGCTGACGGGGCAGGAGGCGAACGATGCCGACTGACCTCCCCGAGAGAAATGGCCCGCGGTTGCGGTCTTGTGCCGGTTGTCACTCCCCATTTTCGCCGTCACGACTGATCTATTGTCAATTGTGCCGCCAGTGGTTCTGCGTCGAGTGCCACAAAGAGCATGTGTTCTTTTGCCCCAAGAATCCCGAGGAGCCCCGTGATGACTGACCTCCCCGAGACCTACCGAATCCAGCACGGGTGCCACGACTGCGCGCATGTGTTTGGCGTGGCGTCGTGGCGCAAGTCTCCGGGGCACTTCTGCAACAAGACGCAGGATCGACCTCCGTACTACGACGAGGGCTCGTTTCCGAAGCCGATGGAGTACCCGAAGGCAGTCGCGGCCTACTTCGCCGCGGGCGAGCGGTGGGACGCGTGGGCCGCGACGCACAAGTGCGCAGGACACGGCATGTGCGACGAGTGGAAGGAGAGCGAGCCATGTGCCTAGAAATGGTGGACACAAAATCGAGCGCGGACAGCGTGCGAGCGTGGAAGATGACATACGTAGGCTGGGAGGCCGTGTGGCCGCCTGTGTGCGCGGTTTCACATGGCCCATACTCCCCCGGGTGGAATTGGGTGTCGCCACGATGGATTTGGGTGTCAATACACTGCCGCGGTGACATTCAGTCGAGGTGGGGGCAGTGCTACCCCCGCGGCTTCCACGCGTGGCTCACCCCCGAGCCGCCTTGGGACCGCATCAAAATCCACGGCCTGCTGATTCCCGTCTGGCTCGCGGGCATCCGCGCTACGGGCACGGAGTATGAAGCGCCCGTGGCGGTTGCGGAGGCGATGTACATCGACCCCGAGGTCTACCGGCGGGCGCTCGCCGGGCAACCCATGTCTTCACAATGAACCCCTACTGAACAGTGAAGGAAAGGCCCGATGGACGAAGCAACGACCCTGCTTGACATGACGGAGGCTACCCTGCTTTCGAGACCCGAGTGCGTGCGCTGCGGCGAGTGCTGCCGTGGCGCGCCGTGCGACCTAGCGGAGCACATGGTTCGCGAGCACGGGGCCGAGCTTTGCGTCGACGTAACGTGGACTGAGGCCAGCGGCGAGACGTGCCCCTTGCTGGCAGGGCCGAACGGCGACGGCGAGTATGAGTGCCTGGCGTTTGACGAGATCATGGCGATTCCCGGCATCGACGGCCCTGACATGGCGTTCGGGCCAGGCTGTTGCAATGACTGAAACAGAGAAGACCGCAACGCAGGCCTACGAATGGGCGATGGTGTCCGTGCTGGCGATATCTTGCGTCTGACCGCGACCGAGGCCGTGGAGGTGCTTCACTGCGGTTCATGCCTCAATGAGTGGGAGTGGGTTGGCCCCGCGGCCGAGGTATTGAAGAACGAAGCATAGTCCCGAGCCCGCGTCGCCGGTTAGCGCGTGGTACCCGCGCACCGCTAAAACGGGCCGCGCGGCGCGGGCGTTTTTGAGGAGAAAGAGTAGTGAAAGCCCTCATGTACATCGCCACCGCCTGCATGGTCGTAGGCGTGCTGTGCGTCACAGTGACAACGGCATTCTATTCCCTGCCGATATGGTTTGAATGGGCAGGCCTGGCGTTGCTCTGCGTGGGCGGCCTTGGCGGCTGCGTATTGATCGTGTTGACAACTAGAGACTGAGGAGAAAGCCATTGACCCCTGTTGGGCTACCATCACTGCGACGATTCAATTGCTCAGACCGGGATACGTGGGAGCCATCACCGGATATGCCGTATGAGCCGGCGCCCGAGCCGGCACCCGAAGCCGCACCCGGGCCGGCGCTCCCATCCCCTTTGGCCCGGACTTTCGCCGAGCGGCTGCGCGCCGCGCGCGTGTACCGTGGCTGGTCACCGATCGAACTCGCGTTGCGCCTGGAGACGAGCGTCTATGACATTGTCCAGGCCGAGTTGGCTCAGTGCATGCCCCATGTAGACGGCCTGGTCAGAATCGCCCAGATGCTCCACGTCTCGACCGATTATATGCTTGGCCTAGACGTCAACCCAGACCCACGCGATTACCCGAAGGCCCCGAGTAGGCGCTAGAACCTCGCCGCGATCTGAATCACCGCGGCTGACCCCGGGGTCTCCTCAATCGCCCGGAAGTCGGCCGCCAGCGTCGGGTCTTTGCGCAGGTCGAACTCCTCCGTGGCCCCAGCGACGTACACCCTGCCCGTTGGGCCACCACTCGCCGGGGCGGTCCCGTCGACTCTGATCCGCACGGGGTTGTCCTCGACCGTGATGTACAGGTACGAGGGTGCCGAGCCGTTGAGATCGGTCGCGGCGGCAGGGAGGGGCGCTGCGGTTCCGCCTACTGCCAATGGGCTGTTGATCCACTTAGCCATCGTCGTTTGCTCCTAAGTTGAAGGATAGCGCGACCATAACATGGGAGGCCATGCGTGTCAAGAGATACGCGGCGACCCGTGCGCCCAAAACGTGCGGTGGCCCCCGACCGCGAGTGTGGGGTAGGCTGGCTCAACCACGCGGCCGTCTGACGTTATTCTCTGTCCAGGGGCGTGCCCCACATCGACGGCTCCGCCTGCCCAGCCCGAGTCAACGCCCCAGTTGGCGAGATAGCATCCGGTCAAAAGATCGCAGGTCTTGCCCGAAGGGGGTTGGTACTGAATGACTCCGCGGCGGGTCGTCTTGAGCTGGTGTTCCTTGAATTCTTGAATCAACCGCGCCACGGTCGGATGGTCGGCGGGGCCGACCTGGAACGTGCCCTCCTCGATAGCCTGGCACATGGCGAGAATCATCGCCGCCTTGGTTTTGGGATTGAACGAGACGCCCATCACGCGCATGCCCGCGCCGCGCAGGTCGTGCTCGAGGTCATGCCCGATGGACCCGAGCGTGCTGTCCACGACGATCTTGGATCGCCAACGCCGGGCCGTCCTGATGATTCGATTCTTGCGGCTGGTCGTGGTGTCGCCTGTCCACTGCTGGAGATCGACTATTGCTCGGTTCGCGTCCATCGTAACGCAGGAGGTATGGGCCTTGTGCTGGCCCACGTCCACGCCAGTCACCAGGCCGCGTTCGCCGGGCTGCCCATCCGCGGTCGTGATAGGCGAACGGAGAGTCGAGCGCAGGAGACAGTGGTCCAACGAGGGAAACACGGCGCTGCCGGCCTTGAGAAACTCGCCGCGGAACTCCTGATCGAACCAGGCTGGTGGGTACTGCGACTTCTGTCGCTCCCACTCGTCGACCGGGAACAACGGGTTCGCGGTCGAGTCGAATCGCCACGACGCGGATTCGCCCGCCAAGACTTCCGGCGTGCCCGGCTGTCCCTTCAACCATGCCTCGTAGTACCAGTGCTCCGCACCCATGGGGCGGCCGACGCCGAGCACCCAGCCTTTGCGTTCGGATAGCGACGGCTGAACGGTCATCCACGCCTCCTCCGAGAGCAGGCCGCACTCGTCGAGAAGCAGGAAGTCGAGGCCTTCGGAGACTAGGTCGTCTGGATGGTCCGCACTCACGAACTCGATATAGGCGTTGAACGCCGGAAAGTAGAGTTGCTTGGGATCGGTCTGGCGAGCCTTGTACCAGCTCTTCGCGCAGGCGCCGCGAAACACGTTCCAGTCCTTAAGCACGATTTTGTAGCTTGGCCCCACGACCCAACCCATGTACGGCTCCTCGTGCCGGCCCATGTCGTGCCAGAGTTGATGCCTGAGCGGGGCAAAACGGGCGACCGCCTCCATACCGGCTTGCGCCAAGAGGTGTGTTTTACCGAGGCGACGGCCGCCCGCGACCCAACGGTATCGAGCAGGGGATTGGAGCACGGGAACGCTCCACGGCTGCGGGTGATACTTGACGTGGAAGGTGAGATCGGGCACAAGGCTCTCCGCTAGGGGACTTCTTTGGTCACGACATCCGCGACGGTGAGAACGCCGATGACCGCGACATCGACCGTGTCGCCGACCCGGAGCTTGACGTCGTAGACATACTCGCCGGCGTCGATTGCGGCGAGGCTCGTCGCGCTGACTGCAACCGAGAGGTCCAGGCCTGTGATATCGGACACGGTGATGCCGCCCCCAGTTTTCGTCTCCTGGTGAATCTTGTCGGCGTCGGCGTCGGCGTAGCGGCGCTTGACGGTGAACCACGCCTCTGCCACGGTCTCGCCCGCCCAATCGGTGAACGTGAAGTCGAGGGTGCCTGCGACGCTGAGCGCCGTGTAATCAGACGCGTGATAGAGCGTGGCGGCATTGGTGTCGGGATTGATCGGATTCGTGATCGTGATTGTGGTGGTGGTAAGCTTGTCTCGGATCGCCTCTTGGCTGTCCGTGCTGGCGGCGAACGTGCCGCCGATGTCGGACGGCGTGTCCGCGGCCTTTGAGGCGATTGCCTTGAGCGCGCCGAGAATCGTGTTGTCTCCCGTCGCGGTCCATCCGCCAAGGCGATCCAACAGCGTCTCCTGATTCGCCAACGTGGCATCGCCGCCGATGGCGTCCACGGCATCCTTGATGGCCTTGAGGGACTCGTCCGTCCAGCCTGTGCCTTTCATGGCAGTGAGCGTAGCCTCTAGGGCCAAAGTCGTGATGTCCGCCATGAAACTGGAGGCGTTGTCTGTATTCGCAAGAGTACCCGCAACATTGAGATTGTCGAGGTAGCCCGCTCTTGCGGCAGACAGGCGGGTCGCCAAGGTCGCCAGGTCACTCAAGGCCCCGGCGTTGGGCAAGTTGTCTGTCACGGTTTGGATGGCGTCGGCGACGGTATCAACTGTGTCGATCTTGCTGTTCGTAGTCGTGTGCAAAGTTGCTGCCGTACCATTTACGTCGGGCACGACCGTGTTGAACCCCGTTGCAGTAAGGCACGCGTTGAGGGTCGATCCTGTGCCGAGCGCGGTGACAACGGCGGCGGCATCGTGCGTACTGAATCCAGCCGCAGTGAGGCAGGCAGTCAACGTGCTGCCAGTCCCGAGCGCGGTAACGACAGCCGCAGCGTCATGGGTAGAGAACCCAGCGGCTGTCAAGCAAGCCGTCAGCGTGCTGCCAGTCCCGAGCGCCGTTACTACATCAGCCGCGCTGTGTGTAGAGAAACCCGTCGCCTTGAAGCTCGCAAGAGCCGTCGCCACATTGAACGCAGCGCTGGCCTGGTCGAAGAAGGTCGTGAACCGCGCCGCAAGTTGGCCCGCGGTCTCAGTCAGAGCCGAGCCATGGATGTGAGTCAAGTCTGACTGCGCGATGTGCGTGCTTGGATCGTAGCCAGCGTCCGCGAAGTCCTTGAGGTCCGTCGCTGACTGAGCGGCCCCGCCGATCTTGGTCACGTCCACTTCGACGAAACGGTTCTCAACAGAGAAATGAGCAAGGGCCGCGTTGACTGTTGCCCCGTCAATCACCGCCCCATCGAGCCATACCGTGTAATCGTATGCAACGGCGAAGTTGGCGCTGTCCGAGGTGTCGATCTTGCACTCGTGGATGCCGGTGTCCGGCGTATCCTCATTGTCGGTCACGGACGTGCCTGTGCAATCAGTGCCATCATCTCGGCGCACCTTGACCGTGCCATCTGTGGCGCGCGTGATGCTCGCCCCATCGCTGTCATTCGTGTTCCAGTAGAAGACAACTTCCGCGTCTTCCACGAAATCACCTAGGTACATCATGCGACCAGTCCTCGGAGTAGGGGGTTACGGCCTGCCAGACTTGTCCCGATCTTTCCCCGAACTGGTGCAGCCGACACGAGGCCTGCCCAGTTGATGTTGTTCCCGTTGTCGGTCCACGTTCCGCCTGCCGCGTTGATCTCGGTGCCACCGCTCGCGTCTGAGTACGCGACCTCGCCAATGCCGGACGCCACCGCGGTGCCGGTGACTTGCAGATACCACGCGGCCGTTGCGGGGAGCTTCTGCCCGTCCGCAGTCCAGTTGCCCCCCACGACCCACGTGCAGCCGTTCATCGCGTCCGCGTCCGAAGCAAACTTGAACGCCGCGGTCCATGAGCAGGCACCCACGGTCGTGATCGTGTAGCCGTTGGGCTTGAACTTCCCCGTGCCCGTGCTGGTGCCGGTCCACGAGTCGGTCACGATGTCGCCGTTGAGGACCAGGTCCCCCGCGCTCTTGTTGACTACAATGTCCTCGACCGGATCGCCAAGTTGGATGTCCTGGTCGTTCGCTCCCTCGATAGTGATCGTGCCAGTGCCCTTCTGCCAGACAATCGGGAGCGTTCCCTCATCCCAAACAACACCGCCCCGCACAGTGAGATCGACGTTGTTCGTCGCCATGTCGATCCAGAATGTGTATGTGGCGTGGTCCCGGCTATACAGGGTCAGTGTCCCGCCGACCTCAATGTCCCCCAGGGGCCGGATCGTCCCATTGGAGCCAGACCGCTGGGCCAGTGTTAGGTTTCCACCAAATACCGCAGACGCACATTCAGCAACACCCATTACGGTAGGCCGCAACTCAAACGTCGCGATATCAATCGTCCCGCTCGCATCCTTCAGCTCTTTCCCGTTGGTGCACCCGAAACTCCCGGAACCGTTCAGCGTGCCCGTAATGTACGCGTCAAAGCCGTACACCCACTTGTGGTTGCACGTGAGGGTTCCCGTCACCCGCACCGCCCCCTCTACACGACCGCACTTGCCAGGGGACGTATATGATCCGCTCACAGTAATATCGTTCAGTTGCCCGTTAGTGCCGTTCACGAATGTCTTCGATGTGCCCGCCAGGTCAATCAAGGATCCCGTGCGCGTGATCGTCCCGTAGGCCATCCCAGTCGTGTCCCAGTTTCCGTTCACAGTCCACGTCGCCCCGTTGCCCAACGTGAGCGACTTGCAGGCGAAAGCCACGTCGCCCACCGTGATGTTGTGAGCAGCCGCGTTGTCGAAGCGCCCATCGTCCACGCCAGCGCCGGTATAGTCCGCATACGCCGTGATAGACTGCACATCCAGGGCGACATCAACCACACACTGATCTATCGAAGACACCGCCTTGAGAATCACGGCGTCAGACGATCCTGGGACACCTGCCCCACCAGCGCCGCCATCTTCCGCGGCCCAGTTGTTGGCGTTCTTGAAGGAGTTGTCCGCATCGTCATTCACCCAGTATCGGTCAGCCATGCTATTCCTCGGGGTCCGGCACGGGCACGGGCTCGATTCGCAGGTTCATCTCAATCACGGCGACAAGCTGCGTGCCATCGGGGAGGGTCGCACGCGCCTGGTGATCCACGATCAGCTCGATATTCTGGATGCCATGGATCGCTTCCACCGCGGCCTTGAGCGCCGAGTAGTGCGCGGGTGTCACCCCGTCGCCAAGAGTCAGCAGGCAAAGCGCGTACTTCTTGCCCGGCACGAGGGCCACCTGCTCCGCCGCAGCCATGCCGCCGCCGTAGAGCTTGGTCAATTGCGCGTCTGGGGTCGGTTCAGTCAGTGTCTTCATTTCGATTTCCTACTCAACTACAGGCCTGGCGAAAAGCGCGCAACCCGCTCGAACCGCTCGGGCTCGGCGAGCACGCAGTCGTGAATGTCGTCGGGCTGCGCCAGCCGCGGGTCCACCCCAAAGAAGTGGTGGCGCAACGGCTCGAACGCGAATGCCGCCACCCAAGAGCAGATCGGATAACGGTCCCACCGCAGCAGCCGACGGAATACGAACCGACCGCCAAACGCCCGCTCCAACGCGTGCACCCCAATCTTCCACCACCCATACCGACGGCCCCGATACTTCTGGAGCCGGTGCGCCACGTCCACACGGTCACAGTCCCGAAGCCCGCGCGCTCGCCACACCTCCACCGTCCCACCCCTCTCCACATACCCCTCCACCCGCGGACCCACCTCGTGTATCTCAACCCGCCACAACGCCTCGCACAACAAAGTCGATCCCGACATCGTGCCCACATGAGTCATCACCGTTGGCGCCTCCCCACGCCCTCGCTCAAATCGACCAATCAGCCGACTCACCCAGCTCGCCCGATTCCCAAACAACACAATGTCCCCCGACCGCAATCCCACATTCCCAACGCTCATGCCGCAATCCATCGCAATCAATCCTCGCCAAAAAACCATCTCAATCCTATACATACCACCACCCATTTGTCAAGACCCCTTCCCCATACGCAGAAGACATGCCATACCACAAAAAAAGAATCGCAGGCCAAACAGGAAAATGCTTGAGGGACAGGTGCCTGCGCTAGGGAGGCCGGCGTTTGGAATCCGGGAATGGCTGCGCGTGCGGGCTGCCCTGCCTGATCGCGGCGTGCGTCGGCGGCCTGTAGCGGGGGTAGACGGCGTCCGGGCGTGCTGGGTGCGTGCTGGCCCCTACCGGCGTGGCGTGGACGCGGCAGGTGCGAGCGTGGCGCGTTTGGGGTGGTGTTGGGCGTGTGGCGGGCGGGGAGCGGCGTGGCGGACGTGGGTTAGACGGAGTGCGAATCGGAAAAGGTGCGAAAGTATCCTGATAGTTGCTTGCGCATGGGTCATACGTATGGTATAATATAAGTAGTATGAGGAACGACGAGACAACCCGAACGGAGACGAGTGCAATGAAGACCTACCCGTGCAACCGATGCGACGGCCGCGGACACATCACGGCCTTCTCGAATGTGCTTGGCGGCATCTGCTTCAAGTGCGGCGGGTCAGGGCGCCAGACCACGAGACCCCGTGCGCCTCGAGCCCCCAAGGCCCCGGACCCCGCCATCGCTCGCCGGAGCGCTGAGATCATCGCCAAGGCGGTGGAACTTTACCAGGACGATCCCCGCCTGCGCGTTGACAAGGCGAACCCTTACTTCCGGCATCACTGCCTGGAACTGGGCGAAAAAGACGGCGTACTGTCCCTGGCGGCCCGCTAAACCCCAACCCGACGAGGAGAGCGAGATGGACCTGGATGCGATTCTCAAACGTGCCGCCGCGGCTGCGGACGCTCAGGCAGACGTGCATAGCCCGGACAGCCGCCCTAGGGGCGACATGTGGGCCGCACGCCGTATCGCCATGCCCGCCGCCCCCTCCACGCGCCGCGCCTGTGTGCGTTGCGGAGGCCCGGCGGAAATGACCTCCGCCCACGGCCCCGTCTGTGCCGACTGCTACGACGATGCCTCAGATCCCGAATAGTTCACCCCCAACCCGAACGAGGAGGGCGACGATGGACAGCAAGCGACGCAGCGAGGCCAGCCGACGCGACGACGCGGACCAATACGAGCCCTGCTCCCTGTGCGGAAGGCCGACCATATTCCGCGTGGGCGGGGGGACCTCCGCGTGGTATCTGTGCGCCGCGTGCGTAGGCACTCCCGAGGCAGAGGCCGCGGGCTACGCGCATCCCCGCGACGCCGCGGGCAACATCATCCAGACCGTGATGTGACTACCCCGGCCGGGCTCCCCGGCCCAGCCCACAGAGGAGAATGACGATGGAGACGAGGGCCGTTCATCTGATCTGGTGCAAGAATCGAGCGCTTGACTATCTGGCGAGAGGCAATAGGCGTGAGGCGTTCTTCTCTATGTGCAGCGACCTCGCGGGGCACGAAGAGACGGCAGGACACGCCGGCATCGTGCTCGGCATGCAGTTGTTTCGTGGCGGACACCTGGAGACGCCCGAGCAGATGCGTGAGTTTATTCTTGGATTCCACTGAGAAGGAGGCCTGACATGCCCGCCTACACCCCACCCGAAGACTACCCCAACATCGTCAGACAGATAGTCGCCGCGCTCGGAGGCAACAAGTCCAAGGCCGCACGCCGGCTCAACGTCGCATGGCCCACCGTAGACCGATGGACCAAAGGCACCCCGCCACGCAACGGGAACGACCGCCGACAGATCGAAACCGTCGCCAAGGA